CCAAGGGAACTTGGGTCAAAGGGATTAATCAAAGCGCTGTAAAAAGCGGATTGAGCATCACTTGATTTGGGTCCTTGACTAACTTTCTTTACTACTTTCTTCTGGGATTTTCCATTCTTCTGATTCTTGGCATTCTGGGCATTAATAGCCTGCATAGCTTGTTGAGAGAATTTAGCGTTTTTAGATGGCATATATAGAACTTATAGGTGGAAGGGCGAGAAAATTCTCAAACCCATCCACCTGTGGCCCATCGGGGGAGGTTAACTCAAACCCTGATAGAACTCGTTCTAACATATCATCCATCACACTCTTAACGGACAATGATAGGAAATTCTCCTCCTTAGTTTCAACATCATCTAACTCCCTCCTGACAAGGACGTAAGGGTAGTTACCAGTAACACAAGATTCAAAACCGAACCAGCATTCTTTTCCCATATACTTACTAGACTCAGATTGACGAAAGTCTCTGAGAATAGAATTGTTAATGGAACGGAATGCCAACTTCGGTGTCATGTGCTCTAGTTGGTGAATCATCAAATGTTCAGGCTGTTCTAAAAGATTAGGAAGATTAAAACCCTCGGGTATAACTTCTTCTTTCTTTATGAACTGATAAACAGGTTCACCAAGATATGGATCGTAGGCAACGGGACTATTTTCATCGATCAAGGTAGCTTGACTTAACTTTAACCCAATGGTGGGTACGTTATAAGCCTGTGTAACCTTGTTATGGAAATAAGTCGCGAGTTGACGTTGGAAAGAGGTAATCTTCACAGGAACATCCGGTGAAGGCCTTATAAATCCAAGTCCACCTAAAACTTTAGGGAGGAATAAATTGTAATTACCCTTCTTAGAAATCTGAGCAATACTATCACGATGATAGTAAAGAAACCGATTATGTGTGTAAAGCTTATTATAGGACCCTTTCAGGACCTTATTGTATAAATCCCAAGTGGGAAGCTTTTCACCAACAACACCAGATTTAGATTGACCAATCAAAAGGCCAACATTCAGGTATGTTGTTTCATAAAGGGAATCAGTTGCTTTATTATACGTAAAACACTGGGAGTTAATTGTAAACACAGATTTGTGAACGTAATTTTTCCCAACAGAAAGAATAAAACCAGCAGTGGTAATGTACTTCAACCAAATCTGGTAAAATACCGGATTGGAACGAAAATAAATATCATCACCGTTAACTAGACAAGGTAAATCATAAACACTAACGTGTCTAAATGGTTCACCTCTCTTTCTATTGAGATTAATATATTCATCAAGTGCACACTTATAGCAAATTAGATTTGCAATGCATAATACCGGAAAGGAAAGAATTGATCCCATA